CACCAGTTTTAGTTCATTTGTACCATTCGTACATTCATCTTCTATGTTTTTTTTCCACCATTGGATACATTTATCATTCCAATCACCTACATATTGTCCATTATTAGTTTCTTCCAATTTTGTTTCAGGATTAATATATCCTTGTTCTACTATTTGAAAATCCCAATACATATTAACTGCTGATGAAATTCCATTTAAAATTTTAAAATAAACATCTTTTGTTAATAATCCAGGACTTGATATACATTCTATAAAAAAATCAAAATTAATAAATAAATCTTTTACATATCCCCACTCAAATGCCTTAAATGATATACATTCATAATCAGAGTCAATCACTTTTTGTCCTTGATATTCGATTGCATATGACCTTGGAAATTCATAATCCGTTGGTAGTTCGTTTGGCCTTACATCACTGGTTATGATATTGGTACTGGACCCTTCTTCAAATTTTATTGGTACTGTTGGTTTAGGATTCGATGATAATGCATCCTTTAAACCAAATTTAGGAGTATATTTGTTTGGTATCATTAAAATAGAACCATCATTAGAGAAAATATTTTTATGAGCTTTGCAAATGGTGGTTCTCCAATTTATATAAGGATTTTGAGTCTCAACTGCCTTACAAGTACCTTGTCTATTGGGTTTTAAATTTTTAGAATGTGTTAAATCTAATATAGTAAAAGCTAAACTAAGTCTAATATACCTATCCTTATCAAATAAAGGAGTATCTGTTGGTATTGTTATTTCTTCACCACCTTCATCTTCGGATTTACTATTTAAGTCTCCATCTTTTGTGGCCTCAATTATATCTTCTCTAATCTCATTATCTATATTAACAAAATTACTTTCATGAGTGGCCCACTCTTCTAATTGTAAATCTTTTATTGTTTTTATTCTTTTATGTGCTGGTAAATCATTAAACATTTGTTTGAATAAAGCCAATCCAATAGATGAACCTCCTTCGGCATCGGCATCATCATCTATATCGGATATTTTAAATTCTAATGCACTATTGTTTGGATTTGAACTTCCGTTTTCTGTTCTTACATTTCTATGATGTTGTAAATAAGCAGGTATTTCTCCAATAGAAGTTAATTCAACTTCAATATTATAACTTTCACCATCTCCAAATGCCATTGCACCACCTGTTACTATACCCAATAAAGCATCATACGTTCCTTTGGAGTCTTTCCTTTTATCGGCTATGATTTTATGATTGTTATATTCTGCAATTGCACATGCTTCAATTACACTTTTTTGGATAACGGAATCTTTTTCATTGAATCCCCATTCCACCAAAACATTAGTACCTGGTTCTAAAAAATATTGTATTAGTGCTTCTGATTGTCCGACTGTAAACGCTTTTATTGTAAAATTTACTTTTTTAGATAATCCTTCGTTACCTTGTGTTACGGCCACACTTTCTATAACAGGTGAACTTCTAAGACTTCTATCAGTACCTATGTTAGTATAGTCATCTGAATTTTGTTTAGTATTTGTAGAGTCCCTTATATCGTTAGCATAAACTGAATCACCATTTTTGTCAATTCCAATTCTACCACTTTTACCACCACTACCATATCTTTGATTAAAAGAATCTGTTAATGGAGTTGAATCTAAAGATAAGAATTCATTTAAACAAGAAGTAACTCGTATCCAAGGTAATTTTTTAGACACTAACTCGTTGTTACCTGCTCTTTCTAATATAGTTTTAGCGATATCTACGTTTATATTTGCTCTTTGAGGAAATCCACTCATATTATTTTCTTATTTTGCTCATAATTGAAATATGGTCTTTTGGAATTCTAAGTATTGTTCCATCATCTAGAGCAAAATCAGCTCCATGTATATTATTTGCAGTTGCTATAATCCACCATAGAGATGAATCTGAATAAAATTGGTATGCCAAAGTGTCTAATCTATCGCCCCCTTGTGTAACAACGTAAACATCATTATCTTTTTTAGGAATATTAGGATATATCTTAGAACGATAGACTCTTCTGCCATCATTTAATTTCTTTACTCTATTGTTATCATATCTACTTGCCATAATTTATATTATTTTTTTAATCTTGCCATTAGTATCCATTCCTATCAGAAATTGAACTTTATTCATAACTAGTCATCAGAAAGCATCGAGAATGAGTAGATGGGGCCGGTGACATTACCTTTTCGTGAAATCATATATATTGTGTTATCCAATCCATCATCTTTAAAATATATCACCATACCTATATCGTTCTGACTTTCTCTTATACTTTTTAGTTTTTTACCTTTATATTCTTCATATCCGTCTACCAATAGTCCCTGCACAATGGGTTTTTGTTCAGTAGTAAGGTCTCTTTTGAATCGGGGGCTTTTCTCAGCTTCCTCAAAAAGCTTTTGATTTTCTGGTATTGGTATACTTGTTTCTTCAACCGAAGGTTTTCCAGTTTTAATATCTTTAGGAGCTTTATTGATACCTGAATTATCTTTTTGTTTTTCTCTTTCCTCTGTCATCTCCACACCACTACTATCAAGTGGAACAACTTGTGGTTTATTTTCTCCACCATTAGTTTTAGATTCTTCAGAAAATTGAGTATCTGTTTCACCACCGGCTCCTCTTTTCTCATTAATAATTTTTAAGGATTCCTTTGTTATTTCGTATGAATATAAAGTATCTTCTGCTCCTGCACTTTCAATGAATTTTATTGATAACGCAATCTCTACAATTTTTGGTAATTGTAAACCGTCAATAGTTTCCCAATTAGAATCATCAGGTATCGTATAAGAAAGTGATTCAATGAATGATATTTTACTTTTGTAAATATTTCCTATTCTAAATTCAATAATAGGTGGTGTAATTACTTTATTTTTATCAATTATGTCAAAGTTTGGATAACAATTGTTTGAAATAAATTGAATTTTAGTCCACATATTTGCAAGTTCTTGTTTGGAATAACAAAACAGTTTTATATTAAAAGATACACTTCTTTCAACTCCTTCGTAATTATAAAAGTTATATGGATTACCTAAAAACTTACTTGAGCTCCAATTTGGTGATACTGTTTCTGTTAGGCCTGAAATAACACTTCTAAAGTGTACAGATTTTCCTCCTTTTGGTGCAATCCAAACTGATATTAAATCATTATCTTCAAGTTCTTTTCGTGTAAAGTTAGCTCCCTCTTTTCCATCTTTATTTAAATTATCGAATTTACTTCCCATTCCATACATAGATTCCATTGATGGCCTGTCTTTTGAATATGGAGTTTCTGAACTAAATGATGAATTTAAGTGTTTTATAGTTGAACTTAATGTAGGTTCTTTATCTACTCTTCCTGGTAATGAACTTAAATCTATTCTTGTAAACTTTCCATCTGAGGTATCACTATTCTGTTCTTCTCTAACTATATCAGAATATTTATTATCATCCTTATAATCAACTCTTTCTTCACTTTCACCGACAGGTTTTTTTTCAGTTAAATCACTATCAGTATCTTTTTTAACTTCATCTTTAGTTTCTTCTGTTGGAAGTGATAAGTTAGTTTCGGTACTATCTTTTATTTTAAACTGCTCATTTCTTAAAGAATAAGTTTCTTCATCTGATGTTGATTTATCTTCAACGACTTCATCAACTTTTTTATTTTTTTTAAGTAAATCTTTTGTTTTACTTTTTAGTTCATCTACTTTCTCGGTAGCTTGAGATTGAATCTTATCGGAGTCTGGTTCATTATTTTTTACATTACGAATTGTAGTTGTATATGATTGTTGAGAACTATATGGAAATGAACTATCTTCACCATCTCCCCCTCCTCCTAATATATTTTCTCCAACAGATTGTGCTTTACCTAAAAGTACATCTCTTACTTTGTCTTTACCAAGTGAAATACCCTGTCCTAATGCTTGTTTACCTATTGTAGAGAATTTACCTCCACCGGTTTGTTTTAAGAACTTACCATATTCTGTTCCAGCTGCATCTTTTCTTATTTTACCAAGTGTAATCATAGTATCAGGTTCTGCACCCAATTGTAATCCACCATGACCATCTACATAAGTTGGAATAGCAGAAGAAGGTATTCCTAATTTAGAATTTACACCATCTCTTGCTTCACTTAAAGAATTTACTTGCCCTCCAAATACTGCTCTACCAAAACCTCCACCAGTAATTGCACCTAAACCCTTTCCTATCAATCCACCATCTCCACCACTACCTCCGGTAGCTCCTTTCATTTTTTCAACAGATGGAGTACTTCTTATTGCTATACGAGTTGCTTCATTTCCATATATTAGAGGATTATTTATTTCAACTGCAGATTTAATACGGATACCACTTGTTTCTTGTTCGACAAGAGTTTCTGTATCAGTCTTAACTGAATCCTTTAACCCACTACTATGAAATAATTCTAATATTGTTGGCATAATATCACCCCTAAATTTGGTTTACATTTTTTGAACTTCCATCGGTTGATGATGCAAATTCTTGACCTGCTTTTTCTTTATCTATTTTTATTACTCTTGGTGTTGCTAAATGGTCTTTTATTAACACCAATTCAGCTAACATCAGTTTATTTACATCATCACCTGATTCTCCATTTCCAAATAACATATCTGATGCCGAATCAATCATCCCACCAATACTACTTGCTACTCCGGTTACAGCGGCACCTACTGATAAACTTAATGAAATATCTTCAAGTTTTTCTAATTTTTCAGTATCAAGATTTTTTATAGATTGATTTAATCTTCCTATACCTGTTGCGAAGTTATTAACTGCGTTAGCATTTCTTGATAAAGTAGAAGTATCTATTGAACCAATTGATTCCATAAAACTAGAAACCCTTCCTCCTCCCCAAAATACTGCAGTTGCAAGTACTGCTATACCAGCGGCAAGTCCTATGAAAGAAGCTCCAATTAATGCAATTGCAGCTGCTTTTTCTAAACTTACTACCTCTAACATACCTGCGAATGAACCAAATACAGTACCAATTGCAGTACCTAATGAATCTATTATACTTGATATTCCACTAAATACAGCGGTGAATACATGACCAACTGCTTCAATAGCTGGTGTCATCAGCCGTATTGCAAATCCTATTCCAATTATTGCTACTGATAGTGCTAAAGCGACTAATGCAAGAACTCCTAATCCGTATGACCCAGCTGTTGCGGCTGCAGCTAATGCAGTTATTCCACCTGCTATTCCGCTTAATAATGCCGCTATACCTGTACCTAATGATGTTAAGAATGTCGCGATTCCTCCTCCTACTGTTGTTAAAAATGTTGTGGCTCCAGTTCCAACGGTTGTTAAGACACCACCAACCGAAGCACCTAAACTTGTTACACCCCCTGCTATACTTGTCATTGCACTACCCACTGCCATACCAGCTCCACCTGCAACAGACCTTAAAAGAGCTAAACCAGCTACCGTTGTTACTATTCCTGCTCCGTATTCATAAACAAAAGCCATTACCCCTTCTTTAATAGCACTAAATGAATCAGTTCCAGCGTCTGTCATATCATTTATAGAACCTTGATTAGTTATCATTTTTTGCATTTCTGCAACAGATACACCCAATAAAGCGGCGGAATCTCTTTTCTGATAATAGTTCATTTTCTCAAACTCGGCGATACCACCTAATTGTTTGAGAGTTTCCGCCATCCCTTCTTTCATTTTACCATCAAACATCAATTGTCTGGCTTTTGATAAATTGATGTTTCTACCTAACATTGCAGATAGTTCTAATTCTTTAGTAATAGATGATTCGAAATCTAATAAGTTATCAGCTACACCAGATATCTGAGACATCTCTACACCTAATTTTTTTGCATATCCAATTGCTTCAATAATATTTTTACCACCATTTTTACCAAATAATGCAAATTCTTCTGTGGATTTTGCCATATCACCCATCATAGAAGCAACTGGTATATTATTCATCTCTGCAAAACTTCTTGCACCTGCTGCTAAACTTATTGCAGTATCTGCTGAACCATTATTAAGATATGTAAGAGATGATAATAAAGTTGCAGATTCACTTGCACTAATACCCATATTATGTGCTATGGCTAGTGTACTAGTCTGCAATCTCATAGTAACTTTATCAGTTGAACCTAATTGTTCTGCTAATTCTTTTCCTGCACTTGCTGCATCATCGAATACAAATGATAATATAGTTGATTGAGCTGATAGTTCTGTTACCCCTCTTCCTACATTACCGAGTGTTTTATTAACTTCAAAAAACTTTTCTAGTACTTTACCTGTTACAAGTAGAACAGCACCCATTATACCATATACATTTTTCATATGACCAAGAGCAGTTTGAACATTTTCAGAAAATGCTTGCATTTTTCCTTTAAGTTCTTCGTTTGCTTGTGCACTTCTATCTAATACTTCTTTTTGTTGTTTGGTTTTACCAGCTAACGATGTTGCTTCATTATTTTGAGCTCGTAACTTATCTAATATTTGTTGATTAAATCCATCAATTTCTGCAAGAGCATCTAATTGTTTATTAAATTCAGCAGTTTTTTCTTCAATCTGTATTTTATCTTCAACAGTTAAGTCTGCTAAATCTCTTGAAACATCAAGTGCATTAGTAATGTGTTCAATTTCTTGAGAATTTAAACCATCTAAACTTTTTGCAATATCTAATACACCACTTTGTTGTTGTTGAAATTGTTTATATGAACCTGATATATTTCCTATACTTTTTTCTTCACTTGCTAATGAAGCTAGATTTTTTAATTTTAAGTCATTAGATTCTTTTTGTAAATCTCTAAGTTTTTCTAGCTGCTGTTTTTCCTCTTCCCTACTCTGTTTAAGACGCATATCGTTCTTAATCTTGAAATCCCCTATCTTCTTTTCAAGACTTTCTATTTCTTTAAGAACTTTTAATCTATTTCTTTCTTCAGCCATTGTTTAACTTTCGTTATCTTTTCTTATTGTACTTTTTAAGTTTTTCCAACGTTTGTCTTAATTTCTCTGAATCTTTGTTAAGTTGTTCGATGGCTTTGACAACATCATTTGGCATCTTTTGCTGCTTAACTTGTTTAATAATTCTATCAGCAGTACCATTTTTTAAATTATCAAATACATCTCCTACGAAACGAGAGACCATATTTAATTCATTTATTTTGTTTTTGGACATAATATTGATTTCCTTTATATAGTTTTATACTAATATAAATATAGGGTAAAAAAAAAGTGAGGATGTTATTTCCTCACTCTTACATTTGGTCCTGTTGGACCCTTTTTTTTATTTGATTTATCAAACTCCTCTTTTTCTTTTTTCTTAGAATCTATTAATTTCTTGAAATAGAACCTTCTCCAATGGATAGGCATGGTATATACTTCTTTCCAAGTAAATCCATTACCATAGTTAACCATCTCCCAGAGTTGACTATGAAGTTGAATTGAGTAATCAGTCGGTAGGGTAAAAAAACCCGGCACCTAACGGTATATCAAGTGCCTCCCCTTCACCTGTTATATCAGAAGTAAACTGATATGTTAAATCCAAATCTGGACTTATTGATTTTACATAATTTCTTAAACTTCTTGAATCTCTAGCTAATAAACCATTTCTAACCCAATTATTAATAAATCCTCTTTCCTCATTACCATCTACTGTTTGTATCATGTATCTTAAACGAGTAGTTATATCTTGAGAAACTGATTCTCCTTTTTGTAATCTTTGTAATGCTTGAATTTCATTACCTATATCTTTTTCATCTTTATGATTTAGTAACTTGAAAACAATTTTCTTTTTTGAAATAGGTAATTCAAATTCATATCTGTTTTCTTTATTGAATAGTTCATTATTGACTTCTTTTATCTGTACCTTTGACAGGTCAATAACTACGTTTTGTTTTTCACCTGTAAAAGGGTCAATTACTTCTACTTGGTAATCTTTTCCATATCCTAAGATACGAGTTGCTAATAAAATAGCATTTTTATCACCAATTAAAATATCATCGGTATTAATATCTTTTTGAACTACAATAGATTCAAATAGTTTATCAAGAACCACTCCCTTTTTTATCAAATTTTGAGAAGCAAGTATATCTTCTTCTTTTGCAGTCATATATTTGATTTCAATTGAACCCTTTGATAGTGGGTTTGATTCTTTGTAACATTTACCATTAGAAGGTAAATCTATAATTTCCGTAGGAAAATCGTAATCTGCCATAACATTTAATTTATTTGTTTGTATATAAATATATAAGTTTTGAAAAATTAGAAATTATGCATAAAAAAAGTTCTCACTAAGAGAACTTTTTTCTTTATAAAAATATATTTTGGGAGTATTAAAATTCTAAAACTGCGTAATCGTAAGATAGAGTTAAAGTAATCTCAACAGGATCAGACGAGTTTGACCAATCTAAATCATTAAACACTGCGTTATTGATAAATGCACCTTTCATAGTCCATTGTTCAATTTTATCACCAACTGGTCCTAATAGATAACATTGGATATCTTTCTTATAGAAATCCGCATATCCATCTCTACCTGTTAATGATTCGTGTGATAATCTTACCCATTCCATTACCGCTTGTGCTCCTGAAGGAACGATTGGGTCGTATAGAGTAATCTCTACATCCTGCCATTCACCTTTTCCTTTAAGTTTTCTTTTAACGTTAATGTGGTCAAGTGTTACAGTTTCAAATTGTATTGAAGGTCTGTTTGCTGTTTTTATTAGATATGAAGGGATACCATCGATTTCCATGATGAATCTATTCTTCATCTTAGGTTCGAAATTGGTATAAAACATATCGTTAAATTCTAATACTTCTGCCATTTTGTTTTTCTCCTAATTATATTCTATTATAAATATAGTTTTTTTATTTTTATTTAATTTATGCCGAGAATGAAGCCCCAGTTGGCATGATGTTGAAATCTAACACGATGAATTCAGCAGTTTTTGTTGGTTGAAGATAAATAGCTCCGGCCAATATATTTCTGTCGATTACATCTGGTGTGTTATTACTTTCGTCCATTACCACTCTAAATGCATACAATCCTTGTCTTTGTTGTATTCCTTCTAAATAAGGATTCACAGTATTTAAGAATCTACTTCTTGTTTGAGAAGTGTTGTTTTCAAATACTAAGTATCTTGATGTAGAAGCAATATACTTCTTAACTTTAATCATTAATCTTCTAACATTAATTCTATCAAGTGCCGATGCTTTATCTTGAAGAGTTTTTTGTCCAAATGCTACGATACCTTCTCCAGGGAACTGAGCGATTGGATTAATTTTTCCTTCATATAAAGTATCTCTTTCTGAATGTGTTAGTCTATTTAATACACTAACTGCTCCTACTATACCACCTCTATTTAAACCAGCTGGTGCGAACCATTCAGCAGCAACTGCATCATTAGCTGCATATATTCCAGGCATCAATACTGATGGTGGAACTGCTGTTAGTTTATTAGTGTTTCTATCAATTGTCTTAACCCATGGGTAGTATGTACCTACGTAGTTAGAATCAACTGCGTTACCTTGTGTGATTGCTAATGAAATTGCATCTCCACCATCTGTCACATCACCTATGAAGAATGCATCTTCTCTAGATTCTACCATATCAACTACTTTATCAAATACATAAGAATGTAATCTTCTAACTACACCAGGTGCAGCAACTAAGTTGATATCGAAATCATCTGGATTAGATACTGAGTTGATTGCTTTTAGATATGCAACTGACCCATTGGCTGTTGAATTTGATAAATCAAATCCTTGTGAGTTTCCAGCACCCCAATCAGAATCACCATATTTGGCTTCTTTGATTGTTGGAGATATACCATCGAATCCACTTTGGAATCCTACGATAAACTGTCTCTTATTAATAGTTGTAGCAGTATCCGATGTTGATAACGAATATGCAAAGTTTTTAGTAGTAACAACACCACCTACGATTGCAGTAAATGCGGCATCAAATGAAAAATCTGTATTACCACCAACTGTTGCTGAATTAGGTATTGGAGATAAGTAATTGTTGTTATCTATTTTAACTACTAGAGTTTCTAAATCAATACCACTATAATGTGTTGAATTAGATGATGTATTGTTTTCTGAACCGGTAGAGAATATTACTGATGGTATAATAGATTCTCCTAAACCATGTGAACCAATATTACCAACTACAATTGGATTTATATAAGCTCCATGTCCAAATGGTGCTGAAGTTATTGGGAATGAACCCTCTTCTTTACATTCTACTCTAATATAGTTTGAGTTATTTGGATAATCACCATTTTCAGTTTGTTTTCCATTTGCATCTATTGATAGGTTTCTATCACCAATTATCTTTTTGATGTAATTAGGAGAAGCTGGGTCTAAGTTTAAGTTGTTAAATGTCTGAATTACGCTACTTCTTTTATTTGTATCAGAATATTTTCTAACTACAACTGAAAAAGTTGAGTAATCAGTAGAGTTCGTTGAACCTGCTGCTTTTACATTATATACACCAATTTTATATTCTTTATTATAAAGACCACCATCACCTAAAGTGTGGAATCTAAATAACTCATGTCTTTCACCAGAAATCAATTGTGATTTAATCCAAGGTGTAGAAGCATGTGAAGTAGAACCATCTCCATTACTTCCTGAAAATGCTTGGTCTGCTAATGTAATAAGAGATACTTGTTCTTGACCATTTGTAATAACATCAGTTGCTGCTTTTTCAAAATAGTTATAAGAATATCCATCTTTCGTTCCTCTTGGGTTAACACCAAATACATCACCTATATCATTTCCATCTACTGGATTGATAGAAGCTGATATACCAGATTCACCTACTAGAGTTATTTCGAAAGCCGAAGCTGATACAGATGCAACTACTGTTGAGCCTGCTAGAGTCCCACTTCCTAAATGTGTTTCAAATACGGTTCCTATTGATTTAACTCCCGAAACAGAACCACTACTTATGATAGCGATTGGTGCGGTTTGTGTATAACCACCTTGATGACCCACACGAACAATAGTTACTGTTCCTGCTTCTCTAAGATAGTTTTGTACGGTATATCCTGTATAGTATGAACCATCAGGTGTACCGAATTTTTCTTCAAATTCTGATTGTGTATTTACAACGGTTGGTACGAATGCAGGTCCTTTATGGAAAGGTCCAATTATTGCTGCTCCGATTTCACCAATTCCTTGTGATAAGAAAGAAAGGTCATTTTCTCTCGTAAATACGCCAGGTGATACAATTTTTTCTGCCATTTTATTTACTCCTTGTTATGTTTTTTTGTATAATAATACTCTGTATATAAGTATAACTTATTTTCTGTAAAGTATAAAATTACGATTCAGTATTTTCGGTTACATTTTCTTTTTCTTCTTCCTTTGATTCAGTAGGTGTAAAAACTTCAGTATTTGGGTCATAATTACCATCACCATACGTTTTATTTAAATCTTGAAAGAGTTTGTTTTCTTGTTCTATTAAAAGTTGGTGTTCATCTAAGATGCCCTTTTCCAAATTTTCAATTTCTGAAATTCTTCTTTTTCTTTCAATTGAAAGTTGGCCCAATCTTGTAAACACATTTGCAACATTTTGTCTTAATGTATTTATTTCTGAAACTTCTTCTTCTGTAAACTTTATTTGTTCTGCCATTTTGATATATTTTAAATTAGTATTCTATTAGTATATATAAATATATAGTTTTTTTCAAACCATAAAAAATTTATTACTGAGGCCATACTGATGTCGTAAATGATGTATTATTTCCACCAACCGTAGTCCAAGGTGACCTTAACCCTGATTGTACGTTTCGTACCCTTGCATAATATGTACCAACTGCAATTGCCCCATCCATTTGCATTGGGGATGCATTCCAATTAGTTTCATTAATAACCGGTGATGAAAAATCTGAATTATTATCAACTTGAATATCGTATGCTGATAATCCACCAGAATCCGTATCTGCAGTTCCTCCACTCCATGATAGGTTAACTCCTGAATAACTAACTGATGTTGGTGCAGTTGGTCCATCAAAATCTGTGTGTGTGTTTACTCCTTTATTGTGAGTTATATATCCATTAGCTATATATGTATCGGTATCAGATACATCTAATGATACAATTTCTACATCTTCTTCAATAGACACTATTGACGAAATAGAAACTTCTTCTATATTACTACCATCACCTTTTACTAAAATATCTCCTTGATTTAATAAATGAGCTCTTCTAAATTTGTAAGTACCATCTTCGTTAATTAAGAAAGGGTGTTCTGCGGTACATTTCACATCACCATCATTTATATCATAATATTTACTTGCAAATGAAAATATTACATTTTCAACTTCAACTTCTTTTTCTGATTGATTAAGTTCTGAAGTGTCCCAATTCATATATCCAGTATCTCCAAATGTATCAAGGTTATTTAATGAATATCCTTGTAATTTCATTCCTTCTTCAACTTCACCGATTTCAATTGATGTTCCATCTGCCAATTTAATTGGTGTATCAGATGTTAAACATAAACCAGTTGTGTTTCCATCATATGTATCGATTGAATAAACTGTTTTATCTTTATTTACACCATATCCATTTCCACTACCTATATGGTCATTATATCCATCTGCGAAATTTCCTCTAATAGTATGTGTCATAGCACCCTGTAATATTGTCTGTGTAGCTACATTTGTCATTGATGCTACATTAAAAGTTGCAGACAACCCACTATTTGTATTTACTGATATTTTTGAACCTACTGGAATTGACCAAGTTACATTTCCACTATAAGAACCATTATTGGCTGCAAAGTTTGTTCCTCCACCACTTGAATCTATTGTATATGTTTCTGTTGTGTCTTCCACTGCATATGTAAATCCACCCATTGTACCAATGGAATTTACTGCAAATGTGGAAAGTCCTATATCATCGTTTGCTTGTGGTGAGCCTTTAATAGTACCCAATGATACGTTTGCTCCCTGTGTTACTCCATTTGCTCCTGCTAATGCATTTAATGAAAGTGTGTTTCCTGAACTTAATGTTGGCATAATTATTTTTCTCCTATATATTATAAATATTAAGTAAATCTCCTGTCCATCTATTCTTATTGGTATAATTATTAATCATAAATTGTTTTAATAATTTAAACCATTTGTTTTTTTCGGAATAAGGAGTTTCCATTAACTTACTATAAATATCGTTAAATTCTTTTTTAGATGAAGCTCTGTAAGGATATTCAAAATCTTTACACCATGTTGAGTGTAAAATTGGTAATTTACCATAATCTACTGCTTCAAATATACCATACCCAAAGGGTTCACTAGTAAACGTAGAATGGGAGATTCCCCAATCCATGTTGTAAAAAGTATTTTTAAATTTAGAATTATAATGATATATTTTAGATTTGGATGTATCTAACTTAGTACCTTGTTTCCAAACTATATTAAATTCAATAGAATTTGTAAATATATAAGATTTTAATCCATCCAAATAATGTGGATTTTTTCTTCCCTCACATCTTGATGCAAATCCGAGGTAATTTGAATTTGAAAGAGGTAAATTGTGTTTAAATTCATAAAAATTAGTAATATTTATATTTTCATGTATAATATTAAATAAACCTACCCATATTGAATGTTTAGCCCATTTGTTTACTTCTGTTTCCCAACTGGAATCTAAATAAGGATGCCAGGATAATGAAGCATCTGTACCCAATTGTGATTTTAAAATATGGTCTACTGAATTATGTAAAATATTTGAATGAATTTTATCTTCATTATCTTGAATAATTTTCATTGGAGTATAATGACCATGTAATATATTTATTCTTCTTGCATTTTTACAAAGAGTTTCTGCTAATTCAATATCATCACCGTGCCAATGAGCTTCTATTGGAAATTTATAATCACCATACTCGTTTGGTTTGTTTCTATGAATAAGAAGTATGGGTTTTACATCTAACTTAGGAGCTATTAACTCCATCCATAGATTTACCCATGTATCACTACCCGCATTTACCCAAGGTCCTCCTCCGGTTGTATAATAAACATCATACATAATTTTATTTTTAATAATCAACTCCTTGTATAAATTTCCTATATTTAAATTTTTGTATAGATGCTTTTTCAATATTTTCTGGTGAATAATAGTTTGAATTTAATTCTATACAAGGAGTTCCTCTATTATAACTTAAATACTCTTCAAAATTTTGTTCTTCTGGTGGAACTGCATATAAAATTCCTCTTCCACCATCTCCAGAATTATATACATCATCTGGAAAATATGATAATATACCTGGATTAATTTCAAATATTTTGGTTTTTATATATTCATAATCAAGACGTAAATCGTAATGGTCAGTACCTCCCCATTCTTGTATTCGTTTTCCATCTTCATTAATTTTCCATTCTGTAAATCCAGGTACATAAGAATCATGTATTATTATTTTACTATCTGAAAGGTTGTACTTATTTATTGATTCCAATTCCTCCAATATAGGAAAGTTTTTATGCCAATGTGCATCTAAATAAAAAACAATTGATTTTTTAATTTCAAAGCCCAATCCATTATCAAGTATATCATCCAATACAATAGTAGAACTTCCTTTTATCAAATAAATTTTTTTATTATCTTTTTGAAATTCATAAACTGGTAAATTAGATTTTTTTGTATAAAATTCTGATTTTATTTGAAATCCATTCTCTTCAAATTTAATAGTAGATGTATTACATCGAGTATCATCGATTTCACAAGTTATAACCAAATCATGATGATTGGATAATGATAATGTACCATGTCCTTGATTGGTACCAGTTTCTATGGCAATATCAATGATATATTTGCTTTGAAACCATTCATATTTTTTTGTTGCGATTGGGCAATTAAACATAAATTACTTTTTAATAATTATTTTTCCTGCAAAAGTTGTAGAAAATACAACAGTTACTTGATTTACTGAGTTTGTTGTTATGGAATTGGGTAATTCTTGTTGTGAAGTTGTAGTATTCCATGCTTGAACTATTGGATATTGTTCATTTAAGTTGTGGTCTACTGCATATGAAGATGCACCACTAACTGTTTCTTTATGAGTAGTTAAATCTGTTATTTGTGTAGAACCACTAATAATTCCACTTGGAATACTTGTAAAATTACCATAATTTAAGTAATAAGTTCCATCTTCACCATCTAATAGGTTTGCATCTGCAGCCGTACCTTGTACAACATGACCACCTTTTGCAACTACTACTCTACCACTTTCGGTTGATGCAAATGTTACAGTTACAGTATTAGTATCTGTTGTTATTATAGAACTTGGTATAAAATAACCATCATCATCATCATATACTGTTACAATTACATTTTTTGTACCAAAGTTGTGAGTTACTACTTTAGAAGTTACATTAGTAAACGTATCTGATACTGTTGTAACTTGGTCTACTGTTAATCCTGTTAAACTACTACCATCTCCTTGAAACGAACCACTAAATGAACCACTAACGGTCATTTCATCTAAATTACTACCACTTAGTACTAATTCAGCATCTAATTTAGTTTTTACTCGTGTATCTGTATAATAAAGGTTTGTATTTTCGGATAATTGTGAAGTATTAAATCCACTAAGTGATATTTGTGAAGAACCACTAACTGTTCCTGTTGGTAGGTTTTCTACAATATTGGAA